AACTGCTCTTGGTGCTCCTGCATCAATTTCTGTCGCACTTAATGTAATTTTCTGAGTTTTATCTAATAGTTTATAACCAATCTGAATCTGATTACCTAATAAATGAAGTTCATCATCGGCTTCAAGAGTAATATTTTGAGCCCTAATTCTAGCCATTCCTTTCGAGGCAGTAATAGAATAATCCCCATTATGGGCAATATTCATAATACTTACACCTTCGGATGATTGAGCTTTCTGACCACCTTCTACTTGTAATGGTCCTTCTGCGTAAATCTTAGATAAACCACTTTGATATAATCCTTGAACATATCTTATCCCAGATTCATTAATAGAAGAAATTTTCCATGCACATTGTCCCGCAACACCAACAGCACCACCACTTTCAATTAGAAGTTGTGGTCCAAATAAATCAATGGTCCTATTTTCATTTCTTTTACTCATGTTGTAACACAATCAATAACTTGTTCTACACCAGTCTGCCTTCTAGTCGTTGACATTATAGGACGTAAGACTGCACCACTCCCTGAAATAGTATTAATATTCATTTGAGGTAATAGGCGATAAGCATTATTATTAGGTTTAACTTCCTTAATTTGACCATTTTCAACAACTAAATCAAAATCTCCATCTATTGTATCATCCTCATCATATCCAGATCCAGGATTTTCAACAATTATCTTATCAACATATGCCTCTTCTGGGTCTCCAATTGGATAATTTTCCCCTTGAGAGAATATCACAATATCAGTAACTTGTCCATAGGTAGGTGAATTCATATTAAAATCAACAATTGCCCTACCATATGCACCATATCCTTGTTCACAACTATCACTAATTGATACCATTGGTGCTTCTCTATATCCTTCACCAGGTGTTTTAATATCTACTCCTATAACACTAGCAGTTTGCTTAATATCTCCTGCTAGATTATCTGGGTCAAAACGATTCATAAAGTTACCAAGAATAACTTTTCCAGAAACACCTTCTCCTCCACCACCAAAAAATTCAATTTTTGGATATCCACATTGAGTATAACGACCTGTTCTACATTTAACAGGTGCAGCATCTCCTTCAGTTAAAGATCCTAGAATTGGTATCTTACCAATTTGTTCTTCTAATTTATTAAATCCACCTTCTGCTGCTCCAGCAATTGCATTATTTGCATCATCCCAAGCTTTTGCAACTAAACTATTCTGTGCATTATCCTCTATATCCTTGACTAATCCCTTATCTATCGTATAAGTATTAGTTATTGGACACTTAGATTTATTTCCACTACCACACTTAAGAAAATTACCAACTTTATTAACTAAATTAACACCCTTTGCAAGAACATTCCTTAATCCAAAAACTAATCCAACAGGTGCGAATAACTTTTCAATTGGTAGAATTAATGGACCAATAAGTGAATCAATTACATTTGTAATTTTATTTGCAATTCCACTTACAAACTGTTGAGCAACACAAACAGCAGGATTAATAACATTCTGTACTGTTGCAATTAACATATCCTCAATAGTACCAACCAGAGCATCAGTAGCTTTTGCAACTAAACATCCAACCGCTTTAAATAGCATACCAATTGGATTTAATGCATCAGTCTGAAATCCAGTTACTTTTGCTAGTGCTTTAATAGGATCAGTAATTATATTAAAGAAATATCCACCCATCATTTCCATTCCAGTCTTAATAAATTTAACCAATTTATCCTGAAGATTACCAGAAATTTGACTAATAAATCCTTTTGATAAACTAGATATTTTACTAACAGTTTGTTTAAGTTGAACTGGGAATCCAACTGATGCTGCACCCAATGCTGCAACTTCACCAACAAGTGGATTATTTGCAACATCCTTTAAGAAATTATCAAGAGCATTATCAATACTTTTGAAAAAATTATTCTTACAAGGATCTGCCATTTCCTCCTTCTTACCAGCAGTTTCTGAATCAGGGGGAACTGGTTTTCTCGAATCAGCTGACAGTTGTTGATACCTTTCCCAATGAGCCCACCGATCCTCAAAAGACATTCTCTCTATTTCATCATCAGTCTTTCTAGAGAATTCTTGAAGTTCTGGATATAACTTTTTCCCTGCTGTAATATATCTGTCCCATTCTTTTCCAGAAGGAGCTGTTTCTATCAATTCCTTCCATTGTTTTACTTCCCCAGATGTAAGAGCTCTAGCATTCAAATCTTTTGGATCTTTAGTTTGCTCTACTTGCTCAGGAGTTATATTAGAATTTTTGTTGCTTTCTTCAGACATAAACGATACTACTAATAACTTTATTTATTGAGTTAAATCTGATGAGAGTTGATTTTCTTCACCTTCCATGATCCTATCCATTCTCCTAGTTTCTACTAACCATTGACGAGTATCCTCTAAATCATCATCTCTCTCTGCTGATGATTTAATTCCTTGTTTCTCTGCTTGATCATATGCCTCCTGTACCAAATTACTGTCATTTTTTATCATATGATCTAATTGCTGACTAGTAATTGGTGTTCCTGGCACCCATTCTTTATTAGCAGGAGTTTTTGGTGGTGGGGTAACTGCATTTGCTGCTGGTCCCTTACCATCTTGAGATACAGGTATTCCCATTTCTTGTAACTTATCTGCACTTAATTCTCTATTAGAATAATTAATTGTTGGAACATTATTTGGTGTAACTAAATTCGCTTGATTAACTTCATTCTGTTCAGTTATAGGTGAGGATTTAAGATCTCCAAACCATCCTTGTATTGGATCAAATTTACCAGCAGCCTTCTTATAAGTAATTGTATCTGTTCTAGGAAAAACACCTATAATTAAACGTATTCCTGTGCTATCACCTCCACCATAAACACCATATACCATATCACCTTGAACTATTCTAGGAGTTCTTATTCTACCTCCACCACCAGATCCAGCAGTTGTTGGAAGTAAAACAAAAGCATAATCAAGTTCTTTATCAGGGATATTATCATTATCAGAATGATCTCCCATAATACGAACTTTATATCTCCATCCAACTCCTCCAGTTATAACTTGTTGTTCTTGGTCCTTAAAGGGAACTATTTTTCCAATCCAAGATTGTAATGGAGTTTTTCCAAATGAACCAAAATCTGCTGCTAACTGCGCTTTATTTTTACGTATCGAATTTCTAGCCATTTATCTAAGAATAAGCGTTAGTATATAGACCATATGTATCACGAGCAAGAGTCAAAGATGTATAAGAATTGGCAGCATCAAAATGATGACACAAATGTAAGATCATATAAGAACCACTTCTATGTTCATTGTATATACCCTGTACTTTATCAGATGCTGTTATATTCTCAATTTCACATCGAATCACTTCACCTGCTCTAAGATTTAAATTACAAGGAACTTGAATATTAGTCAACTGAGCATGAAGCAAATTATATCTCATATTTGATTGTGCTTCCCATCTCATTGGATTATTTAATTCAACTTTACTAACCCCAGGCTCTGATGATCCAACATCTAAAATATCACTAAATGTACGGAAATAAGATTCTTGTGTATTAAAATTAAATACCGATTCTTGTCTAGATCCAAGATTCTTCTTAGTAAGTAAATTCTCAACTTCTTCCTTATACTCATATGTTATTGGATTAGCAGTAACAAAACGAACCAAGTATGATCCATTCTTTAATGAATCTAATACATTTTGATCTTTTACAGTCTTAGGTGATGTTAAGATTTTAAAGTCATTCTCATTTGGACCTTCATTTATTGTTCCAGGAAAATACTTATAAGTATGAGTATCTCTATAATTTTTATCAGTCCGTAATCTAGTCGATCCTTCTTCAATAAGAGCATCTATAGACTTAAAATGAAATCCATCTTGAGTCTGATAAAAGAAAAATCCAGGATCACCACTAATTGGAATAGATTTCTTACATAGACTTAAAATTATTTCAAATGGTGACCTAGATCTACCATTAACTTGCTCATTATTTTGAGTTGATTCCACAAACTGATGACTTTCAGGAATTCCAACTTTAGTTAATAAATTCGATACTGTTTCATCAATTCTACCCCTATAGTAATCTTTTACAGGAGTTTTTGAATTGTCAATTTCATGTTGAGAAACTAATGGGAGCACTGTAGCTTGTCTATTTCCTGATTCAACTGTTCCAGGAGATCCTGTTACAGCTAATGGAGCATTTGTAGTTTTAAAATTCAATTTTCCTGATGGATTACTAATAACAAAAGAAACTTTTTCAAATCCTGTAACTGGTAAAGCATCTTTAAGAGTTCCAAGTAATCCAGTCTTTTTATTATGAACACTATTACCCGTATCAAGATGACCTATAGTTGCAGTAACAGTTGGTGAATATACACTTTCAAAATAATCAAATTTTTGTACCTTATCTGCAATAGCAATTGGTTCTCTATCATCCTTCTGGATTTCTATTAGATCGTATTCTGATGCTGCGGCTGCTGACATTTATATTCCCTCCTAAGTTGGCACAATAACTCTTTGAGTCACAATAATTGTTTTAACAGCACCACCAGATACTGTTTGACCCTCTATGTTATATTTTTTTTCTATTGGTTTTATACTATTCATATCCATAACATTCTTCCTTGATAAGATCATCTCACCACCTTCAACATTAATCCAACGTCCCCCTTTCTTATGAGAAGGACCAGAAATTAAACCACCATCTTTATATTTTATTTTACTTGGATCTATATTATATTGTTTAAGAGCAGCCTCAATTTCCTCTTTAGTATCATATTTTGTCGGATCTTTCTTAATCGTATCTAAAACCATTTGATAAGCAAAAGGTATATGAGATGGAATAAGATGTTTATTCTTCTCTACTACCTCAATTGGATTAATCTTACTACTATTAACCGTAATCTTTGGTTTTACTTCATTTACATTCTCTTTATTTACTTGATTATCATTACGAGGATTTACTTTTGATTCATCATCACCTTTATTTTTATGCTTCTTTATAAACTCATCAATCTCCTCATCACTTATACCATGATCACCTACAACTTTCTCTAGATTTTTAGCATCCTTATGTATTGTTTTAAGTAATTCCTCAGATTCACCCAAATTCAAATCTTTCTTTAACGTAGAAGTATCAAGAGTCTCTTTCTTTTTCTCAGAACTTTGAGTTTTATTTGCTTTCTTCTCCTTTCCAACACTCTTAGTAATTCCCTTTATACCATCACCAATAGCATTTAGACCACCTTTAAAAGAATCTACAACTGGTTCCAGAGTCTTCATTACACCACCAAAAGCACCCTGACCTTCCATAAGTTTAGGCAATTCTATTACTGCTTTTCCTACTAAAATAATCCCAACAACTGAAAGAACTTTATCCAATATACTTCCACCTTCTCCAGCCGCAGAATTTGCAATATTCTTAGTAGCACCTCCAATTCCTTTTCCTCCTTTTCTTATAGAAGATTCTAATGATCTTTCTTTTACTCTTCGTTGTCTTCGTTGTGCAATACGTAAATCTATTTGATTTTGTTTAGATTTAATATTACCCAATCGCTTATTAGAAGCTAAAAGATTAGATCTAATATTCTTAGCAGTTATTTTTATTTTTTTTACTTGCCTTTCCATCTATATCACATCTCCACTCCTGCTATTCCAAGAATCTCAGGAACTTGCATCATATATTCATTCCCCTCATTAATAGGAGAAATAGGAATAATTTCCGTCACTGGTCCAGATGATTCTTCCTTACCTTTCAACAAAGATGTATCAACCTTATCGGGCAGATTATAGAAAGTAGTTGAGGGTTGATCCAATACTAGATTATTTGGATTTAATGATTCAACTTTTGGTATAGGTCCACCAGTAAAATTAGAAAATTTATTACCAAGTACTTTATTTACAGCATCACTACCTTTCTGTGATTCTATTCTTTGATTTTTAGGGAACATCTTTTCTACGAGTCCACTTCCCCAATTTTTAACACCTTTCCACCGTCTACCCCAACGATTAGGAGCATCCAATGCTCTATTAACAGTCCACCCTATAGCTTTTCCTGTTGCTCTAAATGCATTTCCTATTGCCGCTAAAGGTTTTAACTTTATTACAAATGCAGTCAATGCTCTAAGAGCTTTTGTTATCTGTTGTCCCGCAAACTTTAAAACATTCCATATAGGTTTCCATATAGGCTTAAGTTTTTCACCAACCCAACTCAATCCACTCTTTACTTTATCCCATATAGGACCAACAAAATTTGTTATTCCTTCCCATATTCCCGCTAAACCATCCTTTAATTTACCAATACCACCACCTTGAATCCATTTAAAAAGGCTAGTTCCAACAAGACCAACGAAGATAAATTTAATAAATTCCCCAATCTTACCAAACAAACCACCAAGACCAGTTACACTAAGCAATTTTTTAGCTGAACCTGTAATAAAACTTCCAACCTTCTTTGTTCCCTCTAATGCAGATTCCTTAGCAGAATATCTTGCTTTCGCTAATGCATTTTTACTAGCGTTTATTTTACCCCTACCCTCAGTAATACGATTTGCAAAATCTAAGGCTAATGCATTTCCAATATCTTGAAGAAGTGCATTTGTTTCTTGAAGAGCAGATACTACCTGTGCATTTGCTTGAACGCTTGATCTACTAAAATCAAAATTGACTCCACCAAACTTTGGTGAAAAAGCATTACTAAAATCAAACTTATTATTACTAAAAAAACTTCTCTTATTTACAGTCTTCTTTTTCTTTTTCTCAGATGGTTTAAATGCTGCCATCGCACCACCAGACGACGCAGTTATTGCGGAACTTTTCTTAGGGATTACTGTAAGTGCTGATGATGCAGGAACGACCATTTTATTGTTGTTGCTGTGCTTTTAAATTTTCTTCTTCAATATACTGTTGTAATAAAGAAACATAGATTTCTCTTTCCCAAGGAATCATATTTTCAAGCTCTGTTAATGAGTATTTATGGTGTTGCATCAATGCAAAATTAGTTTTATAGTATGACTCAAGATTAGTATGAGCCATACTCAACTGAAAAAAGATGCTAGACCCTCCAATACTACTTCAGACTCAACCCCAGTATTAGGATTTTTAACCTTTACCGTATGAGAAAGTCTAGGCATTGTATTAAAAAAGTCTTCAACTTGTTTGAACTGTTTAGTATTCAACTGTTCTACAAACTCTTTTAATTCTTTCTCAGTAGATTCAGATCCATTCCAACTTTCTTCATCATTATAAATCATATCTATACATGAAGTAATCATAGTAATAGTTGAATCCACATTACTAGTTTCTTCAGTAGTATCAAAATTACTATCAATAAATTGTTCAAGAGATGGATACTTCATCTTCATTGAAAGACTATCATCAAGTTTAATTGTATTCTTATGTCCTTTAGTCTTTTGAACTTTAATTGAATCAATCTCAATTTCCTGTTCGACTTGAGTTTCCTCATCATCAGGACAAGTCACATTAACTTCAACCGTTTCACCTACGGACTTTGCCCGAATATTTAAAAATAGATACTCAATATCAAATACAGGCAGTTTCTCTATTTTAAATCCCCTAGTTAAAATACATTCATTTAAAATACTAACAATTGCATCACTAATCTGAATCATATCTTCAGATTCTAATGCCATAATTAGAATCTTTTCTTCTCTAACTAAAAATGGTCTATATTTAATTTTTTTCGAATTCGATGGTAACACCAAATCATAAGTTGGTGTATTAATTTTTGGTAAAGGCATAATGTCCTAGGTACAATTCAGTAAGTTTATTTAGAAGACCACGTAACGGTCATAATTAAAAGTCACAGTAACTTTTAAAAGTTCTGCTGCAGAATAAGTTACGGGTATATTAGAAAGTGATTTAGGAAAAGCATTAATAAATTTATACTTTATTGTTTGTCCATAATCTCTCTCAAATTTACTAATGGTCATAGTATCCACTTTATATAAATCAGGATATCGCATTCTTCTATAATAACCTTTAGATTCTTGCTCAACAAAATCATTTGCTCCACTAGAAATATATTCCATCCATCCTTCAAACATTCTTAGAAGTTTATAATCTTTATCAATATAAAAAGAAAAATCAATATCCGTATATAACCTAGTATGACTAAATTGTTGAGGAACACCCATAAAATTGTTCTTTACCTCAGTTGTCGCATAAGACGATCCTGGTAGTGATGCATCAGAACAAAGAATTCCTGCCTTTTCTCCTAAGAAGTAATTAAGATCATCTGAACCCACAAATCGCTTCAAATAATTATAAACTGTACTTTTTAATGAAGAAAAATGAACCATATAATGGTTATTCTCTGCCAATGAACCAATTACAGTTTTAGCCCTAGATGTTGTTATTCTTCTCGCTAACGAATTTGCCACTCTAAATATCTAATATGAGATTTATTATTTCTATTTATGGCCTATAAAGGAAAGTATAAACCAAGACGACCCTATAAGTATAAAGGAGACCCGACTAATATTATATATCGTTCTCTTTGGGAACGCAAGTTTATGCAATACTGTGATGATTCTCTTAATATTTTGGAATGGGGAAGTGAAGAAATTTATATGTGGTATAGATCTCCTATTGATAATCGACCTCATAGATACTTTCCCGACTTCTACATTAAAGTAAGAGAACAAACAGGCAAAATTAAAAAATATATCATTGAAGTAAAACCACAAAGGCAAACCAAACCTCCTGCTAAACCCAAACGACAAACTAAGGTTTATCTACGTGAAGCATTTGAATTTGCTAAAAATAAAGCAAAATGGAATGCAGCAAAAGACTGGTGTGATGATCAAGGATATGAATTTAAAATATTCACAGAAAAAGAACTAGGAATCAAATGAACCGTGTCCGTTCTATAAGAGATAATTTAATAGGAACAGAAGATGCTGATGATTTAATGTTAGAACTTATTGGTGTCTTAACAGAAGGTAGTAAAGTTCCTCAACCTGGAGAATTTTATATCTTTGTATATAATGCCAAAACTCCAGGTCTCCGTTATGACCAAAATCCATTAGTGGCAGTAACAGAAACATTACCTTGGGGATTTCGTGGAGTTAATTTTCATTGGGGTAAAGAAAGACAATACACATGGAGTGAAATAGCAGGAGGTCTCTATCAAGTATATCAAGAAGAATTGAATGATCTTGATGCTATACCATTCCAAAGATACAGAACTGCTTATAAATAACTAAAATGATAAATTATAAGACTGCATGTATAATTTAGATTGGAAAAACCAAGAACAATATACGAAAAAAGAGATTGATAAGAGTCTTGGTGGTTCTGCGGCAAGTGGTGATCTATTCAAGAAGAATCTTCTTGGTGGACCAACATATGGTGACAGTATAAATGTTCTTGGAGCAGAGGATAGAAAAGAGCCATCTGCTGAATTTCGTACTGATGTAGATTTGTTTGGCAACGACCCTAAGGATTATAATGGAGTAGAAAAGAGTCCTTGGGGAACAAAAGAAAACGGAGAGACAAAAACTCAAACTTCATCCTCTTCAAGAAACAGAACAAATATAAAACCATATCTTAAAGACTGGGTAGCAGTAAATCTAAGAAGAAAAAGAAAAGAAAAAATGAATGGTGGTATCTTACGATATCCACTAGAAGGTCTAACAGATTCTACCGACTATTTACAAATTGATATTAAACGATATGAACCAATTGGAGCAAACTTCGTAAACACACCTGATAGTGGTGCTAGAACTGTAGTTGGAAATCGTATTACAAATGCTGCTGGATCGGCAAGACCTGCAAATCTTTCAAGAAGAGCACTTGTAAATGATGGATCTATATTATTACCAGTTCCTTCTGAAATATCAACTGTTAATAAAGTTGAGTATGGCCAGAGTGAAATGAATTCCCTTCAAGCAGCGGGAGCATCAGGGGCTATAAATTTAATGCAGGATGGTTTTCAAAACGTAGTAGGTAATGCACAAGAAGCTTGGAGAGATCTTGGAAACAAAGTTCAAAAAGGTGTGGGTAGTATGGAAGCAGGTCAAGAAATATTTCTTTCCAAATTAGCCGCAATGGGAATTAGTGTATTTGGTAATAATGTTTCAGCAAATGATCTAATATCCAGATCAAGGGGAGAAATCTTCAATTCAAATATGGAACTTCTCTTCAAAGGTCCTGCGTTAAGATCATTTAGATTTAACTATAAACTAACACCAAGAAGTCATAAAGAATCAGAACAACTTTTATTGATTCTAAGAGCATTCAAGAGAAATATGTCACCTAAAGTATTTGGATCAAGTAATAGTGGTAACTGGTTCCTAAAAACTCCAAATGTATTTGAGTTGCGTTATAGAACTGGATCACGAGATCATGCATTTTTAAATAAATTCAAACAATGTTTTCTTACTGACTGTACTGTTAATTACACTCCCGATGCTGTGTATGCAACATATGATGATACAACACCAGTATCAATGATGTTAACACTAAACTTCCAAGAAATTGTTCCAATTTACGATTATGACTTTGATAATGGTCCAGGTGTATCAGCAATAGGTTATTAAGATGGGATATTTTAGAGAACTACCAGATTTACAATATCCTTCATTTCTTAAGGATAAAAATTCTTCGTTAGATTACCTTGAAGTAAAGAATATTTTCCGTAGGGTCAAATTAAGAGATGATCTTCAGAGCACATTCACAGTGTTCGATAAGT